AATTAATGTGTTACTTGATCCAATGAACTCAGCTTCAAACTCTTGTCTAAATTGAGCTTCGGATGTATTCGCAATAGTCTTACGCTTCCATTCTTCGTCACGCCCGGGCACATCATTCCACTTAACTGCTATATGCTTATACTCATTAATACCCTCAACACTGTCAGACCATATCTTATAGAATAAGTCAAACCCATTTGGTGTTGATGTAATAACAACCTTAGATTCTTTACCCGAAATAATTGTTGGATATACAGATGTAAAGAAATCTTCCTGCATGTTTCTACCAACGAATGCGAATTCGTCAAGATATAGAAAGTTGATAGAATAACCACGAATAGCACTTGATGATGTTGAACCAGCAAGGATTTGACTACCATTCTCTAGCTCCATGCTAGTCTTATTCCAGTTTACAACACCTTGCTGTAACCATTTTGGTAGATACTCAAATGCTCGTTGTACACGAGAAAGAATTTCACGAGATGTTGCTAGTTTATTAGCCAGGATTGCGACAGTATAGTTTTCTTTAAATAAGGCATGCCAAAGGATGACTGCCGCCGCGGTTGTTGTTTTGCCCGCCTGCCGCGGAGTCTTGATAATTGTGAAACGTTCATCCTTAATCGCTTTAGCAATATCTTCTTGGAAATCATATAAATTGAAATTAATAAGACCGTAATCAAGACTGATGATCTTAACATAAGTACGAATGAAATATGCAATATCATTTTGACATTTCAGAAACTCCTGCACCATCTCTGGCGTGAAGTCAATGTTTGTAAACGCTCTTTTTAGAAGTGGGTTTGCTCTGTATTGGTCATCCGCACTTAATGTAAACTGCGTAGGATCAATCCACTCTGGCCGTTCTTCTTCTAAATTATTCATTTTCTTTCTTTATCAAACGCATTAACTCAGTAGTAGAACCAACGAAAATCGATTGATTAGTCACACTAGTTTGCTGTTCAGCTTGAACCTTCTCGCCTCTAATCTTTTGCATCTTTTCGTGGATGTCTAACAGATCTTTGTTCGCAACGTTAATTGTGTCTATGAGCTTTGCATATACTTCAAATGCTCGGGGTTGTTCGGTCACGGAAGCGATATTATTGAGTTCGTCTAATGCAAGCTTCGCGTGACTAATAGTGTCCCTAAGATTGTTACGAACGAACTCATAATCATCATTTGCTTCTTTCAATGCCTTTGATTTTGGTGGCGCGTGTGGATTTTTTACCGGTGTGTTGTCCTGTACTTCCATTGGTAAATTATCGATCTCTTCCACTACCTCAAACTCCGTGGTTGGAAGATCAAAAATGTCTTTCATGTTTTCGTCAAATTTACCCATTTCCTATTCTCCAAATGCGCCTCAGCAATATCTTCTTTGCTTTGCCCATGATAAGGTACAGCATTATGACTTTCGATGAGCATCTGACAGATACTAGAATCGCCTATCTTGAAATCACCAAGTAAACGCCCAAATTTTCCGGACGTATTATATTCTTTACATGTAAACGTTTGTGTACTGCCAACAGGTAAAAGATCCTTCACATATGCTGAAGCAATTTTACCGTATACCTTTTCTTCTTTATCTGATGTACGAGACTCCGGTGTATCCACACCCATCAAGCGCACCCGCTGTTTAGTTAACTTAACATCAAAGCCGAGATCTATATCAATATCAACTGTATCACCATCCACCACTCGGTCTATTACACATTTATATTCGTACATTTACCATTGCTCGCTAAATGGGTTGGATTCACTGAAATCGATTACACCACCAAACGTTGCTTGGTCTTCAATGTAATCATTATCAGATGTAGGTGAAGCGTCGCTTAAGTTATATTCAAGTATTAATGAATCACCATCTTCTTTAAGTAGTTTATCCCCGGACTCAAGTAAGAACTCGTAGAACAATACATCTGTTGAGTTTGTATCTTCAATACCATCAATATCAACATAACCAGTATCAAGACGCTCATTGCTGTACTCCCAGAGTTCGCAACGAAGGTCATACATCTGTAATGCCCCGGTCTGATAGAACACACTTTCGTGTTCAATGAATTTGATCTCAAATATTTTATCGTTAAGCGGAAAGTATACTAAGTCGCCTTCAAGTGGGCGACTACTAGAAATAGTGTAGTTGTTACCACTTGCGTCTTCTTGAAGAAATTCGTCGCCAGTTTCAAGTAGTAAGTTCCAGCTTGTTTCGGTTAATATTTTCTCGGCACGAATCTGTTCCCATGTCTTTCGCGCAACGGTCAGTGTCATGCTATCACGTATTTCGAGATTGAAGCGCGAAAGAAAATCTCCCTCACCTTCAAATCCCTCAACATTCTTAATGTACATCTCAACAGGTGCAGCGGTGTTAAACATAGATAGACGGTCGACACCAAATAACGTATCTTCGTTTACTAATGAACGCGGCATGTAATAAACATCATGCCCATACATCTTAATGCTTTCAATAACAAGTTGCTCGATGAGATTCTGCTCACCCGAGTAGTTAAAGTTGTTGAAAAATGGATTAGTTGCCATTATTTCTTCCAGAGGTTAAAGTAACTAAGGTCCTTTATATCCTCCTCCTCAAAATTCATCTTTAACTCCTTGGCTAATTTACGCGAAAGAACCTTATACAACTTTTTTCTACTAGCTTCTTTTGCTGAGAAGAATACGTGAGTTGGCTTCTTCCTCTTCATGAAATCTTTTAATATGGCATATACAGTTGCAAAAATTTCGAGTGCATTACCTTCACCCGTGATATCAGAAGAATCTCCTCTAACAAATCCAATCTCATATGAAATTGGATCTTCTTTCTCCTTTGGATTATTTTTCTTATCAGATGTAGGTGACAGATGGAATCCCACTTTTACTTCTTCATCTCCATTTAATACGAAATTATATTCAGTTCTATACCGACCATCATAACTAAGCTCCCAATCAGCAATACTTTTCTTGTCGAATAATTCATTAAACTGTCTAAATGTTTTCATCCGACAAAATCTCCGGCCGGAATACTATAAGATTGTAGCATCTCTTCTTCTAGTTTAGTAAGTTCTGCTTGTGCTTCCTCGTAGAGTTTAGTACCATTAAACTGTACACCACCAGGCAACTGAAGACCCTCAAACTTACTCAGATTAGAACCCCATTGACGTTTAATGAGTTCCGTGGCATAACGTTGTAGCCATCGGTCTCCCCATGCATCAGTATACTCATCTGGTAACACAGATTGATAGCAATCAAGTAGAATGTATTGCCCCGCTGTTACTTTCGCGGACCAATCCATATCAATATGAAGTTTGTTTACGTGTCGATTCCAACGGAAGACCTGCTTACCGTTAAACATTTCATCAAGCTGTGCCATCTGCATTCTTACTGTATAATAAGGCAACATTGGTTGATTAACACGAGCAAACATATCGTTAAGATGCATCTGATATTGAAAGTTAAACATACCACCCGCAGCACTAGAAGAACTCACAACAGGAAACACATCAGTTACACTAATAATAGATTCCGGTGTTGTGAAGTAACCATTTGTTATATCAGCGGATGTTATTAGATGGCGGTATAACGTGCGGTGCGAACCATCGTGATGATAGTCTATGTAATAAAGAATAGCATCATCAATTCTATCATCGATTTGTTCGTTGCTTACGTTAATATCAAGTACCGGAAAGCCTAAGCGACGCAGGCAATAATCTTTGAATTGATCTCTTGTTGTAGGTATTGCCATCAGACTTCCTATGTTTTATTCTATTATTTATATAATCATAACCAGCTGATAAGAAATGGTTGGTACTTCGGGTGTCACGGGAACGCCAACTTGATTACCAATAATCATCGGCATGAAGATACGCCCGTTACGAGAGATTGGTCTTAACGTATAACCTTTACTAGATATTGCTGAAATCGCGATTTGATGTACAAGAGTATATCTTCCAACAAATGCTGTGTTTTCACCAGACTCTTCGTTATTTATTAATCTATAACGACCTACTAAATGTTGAGCCATTACGTTCTCTCGGTTATTGGATCAACCCAAATAGAAGTTCCCGCGCCAATTGCAGCTGACGCCCATACACGATGTACACCAGCCCCACCACCAGATATAGTAACTGATGGATTGTAATATCTTGGGTTCGTTGGACTACCAGTACCCACCCAACCGGGATCTGTTTCAGTTGCGAGCGCAGTACCTGAACCAAGAAATAAATCAACATCAATATCTCTTACTACATGAGTTGATACGCGATTTGTTGCATCAGGATACTCAACAGTAATCCAGAACTCTTGAGCAGTTAACGCAGTTGCGTGGTCACCATAAGCATGTATTTCAACCGTTGGATTTGCTGTACTATAAAACTCATCAAGTAGAAACTTAACTGATCCCGTTTCTAAACGACCGGTTTTAGCATTAGCACTACCTTGAAATTCCATTGAGTAACCCGTACCCTCGCCATCATCTGCATTTAGATAAATTGATGTATTTGAAATAGCGGTGCCATTAAAAGTTCTAAATTCAGTATGTGTTATATTATTACCAGATGGTTCAGCAGTTACATTTGATAAACTTATAGTAGAACCACTACCAGTAATTAATGTGTTGCCCCATGTACCACCTGTTGGTAGGATTATATTAGAACAGTTAAGTGTTACATTTTCGTTGGCATTACCCCCAATCGCTGCATCAGCACAAAATTCAAAACTTCCTGCTGTCATTCCAGTTGCATCAAAACCATCAATATTAATATCAAGATTACCCCGCGACGCGCCAGCAACATTATAAACAACACGGGTTGCAGTAGTACTTGAGGCACTACAATTAAAAAGATTATATACACTATTATTGTTGAACGCCATACCCGCGGCCGCTACATTTTCAAAAATAAAAGTGACATCTTCGTATGTATGATGTTGTTCTTGATTTGTACCTATACCTTGGTCAAATTCCAGAGTACAATCAGAAAAATATATTCTTGTTCCTATACCAGAAAGATTTAAATTATCTTCTGCGGTAAGCCATAAACCATATAAAGACACACCAATATCGGTGGCAGAAAATATAACATCGCCACCACCCACGGCTGTGACTTGCGCAGATGTGGCTTTTTTATAGTCACCGGTTGTTGGTGGTTCGGGACTACCTGTTTCATCAACACTAATAATACAAATAGGATTACTCTTGGTGTTGACATCGACTGGATTTATGAGAGCATTACCACCGGATTCAGCATGTGAAAATGCAACATATACATTTGAACCAGCAACACACGCAGCATCAGCTAATGCAA